CGCAAGTTATCATCCACTATCAGATTCTCTCAGCTTTATCAGCAAAGAAAATGGCAGACAGCGAACAACGTTGCGGAATTCCCGTCGTCTCCCCCACAGACCAAAGGCGAAAGCCTAAGGCCCCCAAGGGAGCGACCATTCAGGAAATGGGTAACCTGGAAAACCAAGCCCGCATCTCCGGTTCGACGATTTCCGTGTGGATGGGAAGTGATTCCCTTCAACTCGGTCTCAAGGCCCCTTACTGGGACCCATTGATCGTCTTACACAAACATGATGAGATTAAGAAACTCATCGGAGATGGTACCTCGGCACCTCCTCTCGACCAGCTTCCATACGACTGCTTCATTAAAGCAGCACACATGACACAATGGTACACAAATACATTGCGATTGTGGCGTGACTCCCTAAATGGGGGAGATCACGGGGACAGCGCTCGCAAACGACTACTGGATGGGGTATTAGGTGCTATGCACCCTACTACTATGTCTAACTTCGTGGGAAGGCTATGGGCTTACGCGGAACACGGACTAATGGAGAAATTCTGTAAATGGAGCTCGGCGACCCTATGGGCGTCGATGCTCCGGCAAACAGAACTACCTCCTGTACCGGATTTCGTGAAAGAGACTAAAGGGGAACATTTAACATTTCTCTTTGAAGAGTCTACTTGGGTTAAGTTATGTAGGACGACACAGTTGGAAACAGATTGCAAGAAGCATTTTGACCAGCGAACTCGTCTAATGATCATGCTAACTAAAGATCTCTATATGACCAAAAACGCCTCCCTTTCGGTTGACGCTTCGTTCGTCGAGGAAAACCTCGCTAAGCACAAGAAGATTATGTGCGAACCTCGTAAGGAGGATCCCTTAAGTGAAAAGATGGCCCAGCTGATCGTTAAATCGATTAGCCAGTGTGCTGATGACATTTTTGGACGATTACCTACACAGGATGAACGAAAGATTGTGAAATACAATAGCGAAACTGATACATACGAAGAGGTCCGTAATAAGCGGACTAGGACAGTACCCCTGGAGGCAAGACCTCCGTCCCGCCTACCTTCCCTAGGCTCATCGGTCAACTCTGGCCGTAGACTAGGTGGAGCAGCAGGAGATCTTCTAAGGTCTCATGGTGAGGATTACCAGTTACCAGAACCCCAAGGTGGCTACTTACATAGTTATTGTACATACAAGACTAAAGTCACCGACGTTCGAACCCCTCATGACCCGGAACTTTATACCGAGGCAGAGGATAGCTCGAGGAAGGCCGCATACGCACGATTAACAGTCGAAGCACAAGTGGTACCTCTTCTAGAAGCATTCAAGGTTAGGACGATTACAAAGGGGGACTGTGACCAATATCACTTGGCCCGGAGGTGGCAAAAGGTGATACATGGTGTCATGCGAAAACAGCAAAACTGTCGTCTTATTGGGCAACCCTGCTCGTCGGCTTATCTCTCTCAGATTTTCGGAAACTCCCCCTACGTCAATTTACATGACAAAGAGGCTTTCTATGTATCTGGAGACTATGAATCGGCGACGGATTTACTCCACCCTTTTTTATCAGAGGTGGCCAATGAGGCGATTTGTCAGCGCTTGCGCGTACCGCTCGAGGACCAATGGGTCCTGAAGCAGTGTTTGACAGGTCATTCGCTAAAATATACAAAGAACGGACCACTACATAAACAACAGTGGGGACAATTAATGGGTTCACCGTCTTCCTTCCCTATCCTCTGCCTGATTAACCTGGCAGCGACGAAAGTCGCTTATGAGGAGTATTTCCGAGAAATCGGAGTACTTGGTAAGAAGGAATACTGTGTTCTAGAGGAACTACCTATGTGCGTAAATGGGGATGACATCTTATTTTGGTGTTATTCACAAAAACATTACGATACATGGAAAGAGGTCACTAAACAATGTGGTCTAAAGTTTTCTCTGGGTAAAAATTACACTCACAAAAGGGTCGCAATCATCAACAGCGAACTCTACTTCTCCGTCAAGCCACTCGATTACTCGAAGTTGGCAAAGATGGGAAAATCTGTCCTCACCCAGCGATCCTACGCCCAGCAAGTTTTTACTAGGGCTGGCCACGCGCCTCCGAACACTCTGTTCGTGAGAACGTCGGCTATAAACTCCCGCCTCCTCATAGGGGGGCAAAGGAGTGGGACCGCTTCGTCAGTAGTCGACCTCGCTCACTCAACGACCCGAGATTTAGAAATTCTCGCAGCCGAGCTGAGACGGGGTAAAGTTCTGCCTACAACATACACTGGGCACAAATTTGCGAAAGACGGCGATGAATCATACGGGGTGAATAATAAAAACATTTACTCCAAGATCACGGACACACTTGAACAGTTGGAATTCATACGCAAGATGCAATTGAAGGATTTGGTTCTTAGGGACATGAATCTGGATAGTTACATTAAGTGGAGAACAACAATTGAAGCAAGGGGTGAGAAGGGGTTAAGTATGATCGCTGGCGACAATATAGAAACAAGTCGTCCTGCGTTACGGAAGTCATTCACAAAATCTTACAACAAGATACAGAAGGCTATACTGCAAAAAATGCAAAGGGCTGGTTTGGGTAATGGGGACAAGAACACTCCTCACTACATCCCACAGTCTCTCGGAGGGTTAGGTCTAATCCCTCCTCCAGGCCATCAATTCACCGCAATGGAATACTTGGAAGTCGCAACTTTGGAAGGTTGCCCCCAAGCGGCTGAGCGATATATAAATCGAATCGCTCCTAGAATGCCGAAGCCTACCTTTATGGTGGCTTTATCCGAAGAGCTCGGACTCCACAAAGATGTGTTGGAGATCAAGAGTGAGCTCAAAGAGGTCGCAGATATTGGATTACTGCGTTTCCTTGGTGAAGATGACGAATTCTGGGAACATAGTTTCCTAACAGGGTTTGTTACATCAGATAATATGGTACTGGGGCCCGAAGATATGGGTGAGGCATACATGAAGACGGCACAAATCAGCCGTTCGTTCAAAATGGCAGAGCTTTCTCGCGAGAAAGCCCGACAGATCAAACGCGGTCGGGACTTGCATATCTTTAAACAGGTAAGGGAAGTTGTGGATGGGGTCAAAAAGGAGGTGACAACTTGGATCGACCAAGATTGCGGGAAAGAGGTGGACTTCACGTCTGTCTCGATCTATCGCAAATGGCGGCCAAGTCCGAAATACGAGTAAGGGATATGGGTTTTCTAAGGGTGGAGAGAGCCCCAGGATGAAGTATGGAAGGTTATTAGGTGCATAGACATGAAGGTGAAACCGGATTCTGCATTTATACAACTGGACATATGGACTGGGACAGGCGTCAAACC